ATTATAGTTTTCCTCTGCGAACCATAATCATCAGGATATGTAGCAAATTCTGTGATTTTAGTAATATCAATCACATTTTTTAAATTGATACACATCTCATTCAAATCAACTCCCATCTCACTTCCGCATTCCATAATAGAATAGTGAATTTTTTCATTTGAATTATAAGAAACATTCTTAATGATAAATATTCCAATTCGATCCATTGCGTTCAAGACTTCTCTCAATTCGTTCAAGACTTCTTCAAATTCGTTCAAGACTGCTGTTGGGTATAGACTTTCTCTTCTTTACCAAATATATTAATAAAAGATTTTATTCATTTGTTTTAACTATTCTAAAATATTAATACAAATTTATAAAAATAAATTAAAAGTCAAAAAACCATCTGTTTCTTGACTTTTTCCCTTTATAGATTTTTTAATTCTCAATAGCGAGTATATTAATCCATAAATAATTAACATTTCTAGTAAAATTTTCGCCTATTTCACATTTTCTCCCATTGTATTTGAATGAAATGATAGTTTTATTTTCTGACCCTAAATCATCAGGATATGTAGCAAATTCTGTGATTTTAGTGATATCAATCACCTTTTTCAATTTAAAACACATCTCATCAATTTCCATTCCATCATCATCATCATATTCAATACAAGAATATGACAACATTTCATTCGTATCACAAGAAACATTCTCAATAAGAAATGTACCAAGATTTTCCATTGCGTTCAAGACTTCTTCAAATTCGTTCAAGACTTCTTCAAATTCGTTCGAGACTTCTTCAAATGCTTTCGAGACTGCTGTTGGGTATAGACTTTCTCTTCTTTACCAAATATATTAATAAAAAAATTTATTCATTTATTTTTACTTTTCTATAAAATTAATACAAATTTAAACTATATTAATTTCTTGTTTATTAATTTTATAACAATCGTCTTTATTATTAATATTGAAATCAAATGCTATATTTTCAGCAATACAATCATCATCATCTTCTTCCTCAATATCATCAATATCATATTTATTCTTTTTCTTCATTTTCGTATTTTTCATTAATTCCATCATATATTCTTCATCAAGAATAATATCGAAATTACCTGTTCCACAATTTGCTACTTTACCTAACATTACTTGTGGAGAAATTCCACTTGTATTATCAAATTCTGAAAATATACTAGCATTAATTAACATATCAACACTTTCCTCAAATGAAGATTTACTTAAAGCACTACTAGCATTTCTATTAATACCATGTCTATCGATTGACATTAAACCACCCTTAAAAGTCATAGTATCTATTAATAATGATAAATGTCTATAATTCATCGCACCTTCACCAATAACATTTGTTAATTCAACTGCCAGAGCAGTTCTAGCTGCCTCGACACCTAGAACATTATAAATTTCTCTAATATCATTTGAAATAGTTCGTGTAGCATCAATATTAGGATTTGCTAAAATTTCCATTAAATTAGTTCCATCAGTATCTAAAACCCATTCAACAATTTTATCAAAATCTCCTCGTTCTTTATTAAATTTTTCATATTTCATTTTATTCAAACTAACTTTATTAATTCCCTTATAACCTTTTAATAATACTTGATAAACTATATTATGTTCCATTGCTTTAATTGCTGCGATTTCATCTTTATTTTCAATATCTTTACAAGCAAATTCAGTTAAACGAACTCTAAATACACATTCTTCCGCATTATCATCACTATATACACAATCAATATATTTATTATATATTTTATTTAATCTAGTATAAATATCAATCATTCTTAAACCATTCGCTACAATCTTTTCTTTATTAAATTTCATTCTTAATACCCAATTTGAACGACTATGATTTTTATTAACAGCTTCATATAAAGGTCTAAATTTATCATATATTTCTAAAATTTTCTTATCTTCTTCAATATGTGTTCCAATTCCATTATCCCAATAAATTTCACTTGTTTCTAATATATCCGCTAATCTAGTAATTTCTAAACTATTTTTAATTTTCATTGCTTTATCTTTTGTTTCAATATTAACTCTATCATCATCATAATTAATACCATCTTCGCTAACTTTTGGATTTACAACAGAAGCAACATCAGATTTCATATGAATAATTAAAGTAGGTGTTTTAGTTTTTTTAGTAGCACTTAAAATTTCATTTAATCGAGGAACTCCACTAGTTGCTTTAACAGCCGCAGCTGTACCTGAAACATGGAATGAATCTAATGTCATTTGAGTTCCCATTTCTCCAATTGTTTGAGCTGCCACAACTCCAACCATTTCACTAGGAGGTGCTAATGCTTCATAGAAATATTCGTAAATTTGTTTAATAACCCAATCAAATAATTCTTTTGAGAAATTATTCTTAATAATCATTTTCTTTGGTGATAAATAACATCTTAATAATATATGAAAGAACATCATTGATTGTTTTGTGAAAATTTTTCCATTTTTATATTCTTCTAAATATTCTACATCATCTATAAATATATCATCCATATAATTTTTATCATTCACATCTTTAATATATAAATCATTAATAATCATATCAATTTTATCTAAAATATAATCTGGTGTTAAATTTGTTAAAGTTCCAACTATACCTAATTCATCTCTTCTTTTAATAGCAGTTGAAATAATACGATTAAATGGAATTGGATATTTAATTTTACTATTTTTATTATAATTATTAACTTTAACAATCATAAACATTTTATCATCCAATAATCGTAAGAAATGATTTTTACATCTTTTAAATGTATCTAAATTAATATCTTTCTTTGCCTCATCCGTTAAATAATTCTCAATTTTATCAATTTGTGTTAAATTATATTCTTCTTCCATTTTTATATAACTCATTTCAATCGTTGGTAAGAATTGATTTTCAATTTTACATCCATCCATTCCATCCTCTCCATATATGAATTGAATAATTGTACCATTCGCATTTCTAACAGAATTATCATAATTAATTTTAGCATCTTCCATCGCTTTTACTAATTTTCTTTGAGCATATCCAGTGCTTGATGTATCTCTTAATACTAATCCATTTCTAATAGCGAAATTATAAGTATCTGGAATTGTTAAATCATATAATTTATTATATATTTTCTTTTCATCTTCATTTAATTCCTTAATTTCTTCAATTGTATCAAATATTACATCATTATATTTCATATTAAAACCAAAGCTATATGTATTTTCATTAATAATACAGAAATAACCATAATAATTACTTAATGTATTGAAACCTAATACTAATTCCTTTGTTTTAATTTCATTAGTATCAATATTTTTCATAAGACTATTAATAAATTCATTAGGAGCATTATAAACGAAATCAGGAAATTTCTTATTAGTAATTCCAACGAAATTTTCTAAAAATTCACGATTTTTATTAATAATTCCATTTGATATATATAAACCAATATCTTTTCCTAAATCTTCGTTTAATTCATAATCAATGTCATTAAATTTGATATATTTATTAATAATATATGGTCTTTCTAAATTAGCAATTGTTGGCACATTATCACCAATTTTAATTAAATCTGTTTTTTTCTTATAAAATCCTTCACCATTCCAAATTAATAAACTTTCAGAATTTGGTACAATTACTTCTCTTCCTCCACTTGTCTTAATTTTATAAAGAATTTCATTCGGATCATGTCTTGTAATAGCAGTAATTTTCGCCCATTTAACTTTTCCTTTTTCATCACCAGTTGAAATTAAAATTTCTTCATTAATATTTAATAATTCCAAATTTAATTCCTCCTTTCCTGAATATTCAATTAATGATTTATTATTAATATTATTTAATTTATTATCTATCCAATCTCCAATTTTTACACATTTAGAAATTCCATCTTCAATTATAATTATTTCAGTATCACCTGATACAGATTTTACAGCAGTATCTATTAAACCTTCACGACCACCCATAGCATGAAAGAATACTTCATGAGGTGCTAAACCAGCAATGAAACTATTTTCAACAAATCCTCTTGCTTCGGGACCATCATCATATTTAGTAAAATGTGGTAAAGTTCTATCAGTAAAACCATAAGAAATACGTTTTCCATCTACATTTTGCTGTCCTACACATGCCATAATTTGAGCGATATTTGTTTCTTTTCCTTTTGAACCGGATTTAACCATATTAAACATTCTATTAGTTTTTTCATCAATTTTAGCAAGACTGATTTTAGCAACAATACTAGTAGTTTCATTTAAAATACCGATTAATTCTCTTTCAATAAAATCTTCATTATTAAAGATTGAATTATTTTCTAATGTTCCTTTACGCATATCATCTAATTTTTTATAAGCATTTGCTTTCATCTCTTTAATTTTTCCAATTAATTCTTCTTCTGTATTTTTATCAGTAACTAAATCACTAATACCAATACTAAATCCAGCAGTTAATAACCATCTACAAACTAATCTTTGCGTATTATCTAAAAATTTCTTAATTTCAACGGGGCCATAATCATGATAAATAACAGGAATTAATCCATTTGTAATATTATGAAATACTGCTTTATCTAAATTTCCTTTAATTAATTTTGAATTATGAATAATAACTTTATCACCTGCCTTATTCTTTTCTTCAATATATAGAGCAGGTGGAAGAATTTCTGAAAATAATTCTTTTCCAGTATATGTATAATCTTTTGATGGTTTTTCTAATTTTCCTTTAAAATAACTATTACACATTTGAAGATTTGCCATTTGCTTATCTCCAACTATCGTATAATCTTTCGTTAATCTAAATGAACCAACTAATGTATCCTGAACTACTTCAATAGATGGTTTTCCATCTTTTTGTGTTAAAATTAAATATGGTACAGATGCTAAATCTTTTAATTCAAACATTGTCTGAATATTTTGAGGACAATGTAAATTCATCTCATCTCCATCAAAATCAGCATTATATGGTGGTGTATCTAATACATTTAATCTAAATGTTTGATAAGGCATAATAATAACTTTATGACACATCATAGACATCTTATGAAGTGATGGTTGTCGATTAAATAATACATAATCACCATTTCTCAAATGTCTATGAACTACATCACCAAATTTAATTTCATTCACAATTTTATTTAAATCAGCATATTTTAAATTAATCGTAATCATATCAGAACCTTTACGAATATATTTTGCCCCCGGCCATACATCAGGACCATTTAATATTAATCTCTTCATTTCTTCAATATTATATTCATTTACTACCTCCTGAAAAGTAATATTTAAAGCAATTTTAATAGGAACACCTAATTCATCAATACTAATAAATGGGTCAGGTGTAATAACCGATCTCGCTGATTGATCTACACGTTTTCCATTTAAATTTCCACGAATTCTACCATCTTTTTTACGCATTCTATCACAAATAGATTTCAATTTTCTTCCATTTCTTTGTTGTGATGGTGCTAACCCTGGAATTTGATTATCCATTAATGTAAATACGTGATATTGTAAAACCATTGTAATTAATTTAATCGTTTCTTCACTTGCTCCCTTATTGATTTTATCCAATATATTATTATTTGTTTTAATAATATCACTTAATTTATGAGTTAAATCATCTTCTCTTCTTTGTCCATTTTCCTCTATAATTGATGGACGAACAGCAGGAGGTGGAACCGGAAGAGCAGTTAATATCATCCATTCCGGTCTACTCCATGTAGGATTAAATCCCATTACTTCCATATCTTCATTTGTAATTCTCTTAAAAATTCTTAATACATCCTCCGCAGTAAATTCAAGTTGGGTTGATGTTTCCTTATTCTTTTCTTTCCATTCAGCAATAATTTTAATTGCCGCCTCTTTATTATATCTATCAGGTTGTCTTGAACCACATCCAATATGTTTATCATCACCGCATAATTTAATCTTCGTTGTTGTATTACATAATTTAAAATATGCTTCAAATCTTTTCTGATTATTCTTAATTGCCATAATTTTTGCCATATCATTCTTTAAATCTTCATGTTGCGTATGAGGAGATATTAAAATTCTCGAACATCTATAACATACACATTTTAAAATCTTTCTTGTAATATTATGATAACAACAATTAAAACATGGTTTAGCAAGTTCAATATGAGCATGATGATTATTACATAATGAATTTTTTAAACCACATGTAGCACATACACTATTATTATTTGAAGCACCCATCTTCATTGATGATAATGAATTTGATAAATTTTCAGCATTTTCTGATGATACATCATTTCTTGTAATTTTACCAACAGAACGCTTTATAATTTCTTCGGGACTTAATACAGAAAATTGAATACTTCTTACTTCTTGAATTTCAACTTTTTGATTTTGATATGATAATTCTTGGTATATCGACATTTCTATTTATTATATATTTTAATTTTAAATAAAAATCATTTTTTAATAAAAAAATTTATATATATATTAGATATATATGGTTAAATCAGCACCAAAACCAGCATCTACAACATCTACTAGTAAAAGTAATGTTTATAAAGCAAGAGGATTAACAATAGCAGATTTTAAAAAAATACAAGATAAATATAAAACACATGTTTTAAAAATTGTTAAAGATAAAAGTCAATGTACATACGCATTAGGAGATATACCATGTGATGGTGAATTAAAATGTTATTTATGTGATACATATTTAATCCCACATTATGATACTTTTACAAAGTGTGTACATAAACCAAAAAATATATGGAAAAAAAAAAGTTATGAAAGTAAAGACGGTTTTTATCCACAATGCGAACATATAATTCCTTGTGCTTCGAAATTAACAATACGACCATGGTTTATGAATATTATGTTATATTCAATACATAATACTTTGTTTAAAAAATATAATATAAAAAAAGTAGGTGATATTTCAACCATTTCCGATTATACACTGCCGACATTATTAACCACAGATCAAAAAAGAATATATTTTTTGAATATTATCATAAGAATGAATTATGCTTGGGCGCATAGTATATGTAATAATACAAAAAATGATTTTGATTTTATTGAATTTAATTCAGCAACAGGTTATCGATTATTTAAACTTAATATAGATTATGTGATTAATACTATATTTAAAGTAGAAAAATATGATTACTATATCAGAACTAAATTAAATAATCGTAGAATACATCCAGACGTTTTGCCAGATACAAAGACATTAATAAAAAAATCTATAAAATCTACGGAAGATAGACTTAATTTTATTTTATATCATTTAAAAAATGGTGATACATTTCTTGGTACTCCAATATCAAATTATGTAACAACATTGGGAGGTGATAGAAAAAAAAGAATATTAGGAGGTACATCAAATAAAGATTTATTATTATCAACTCTTAATATTTTTATAGAATCAGTAACAAATGATAAATTAAAAATAAATATAAATTTAACAATTGAATTAATTAAAAAAATAAATGAAGATGATATTTTTTTTGAACATTGTATTCGTTATATTAATAAAAAACAAATTTTAAATAATATTAATGATATTATTAATTTTAATGAATATTTAAAAAAATATTTACCAGATAATATTGATAAATATGAAAAAAACATTGATTTATTTAATTATATAAAAAAAATCGAAAGACATCCAACATATAATTTATTAGAACAATTTTTATTACATATTTTAGATAATGATGATGATATTGATTTAGCTAAAAGTGATTATGAAAATGCTGATGGAATAATAGATAATGATAAAATAAAAACAGATTATATAAATTTTTTTGATTTTAATTCTAATGAAAATACAGATTATTTAGATGAAATTTTTAAACAAACAGATCCTAATACAAGATTAACTATTTTATTTTTAATCAATCATTTTAAAAAAATTTTTATTAAAAATATAGATAAAGATGAAAATAAATTTTATGAAATATGTCATATGTATTTTATATTAGATATTTCTTATGGATTACTATATAAAGATAAGAGTATTTCTTCTCGTCTTGAAGCAATAAGAGAAGCATCAACAAGAGAAGCATCAACAAGAAAAGCATTATTAATAAAAGAAGAAGAAGAAGAAGAAGAAAGAAGATTATCAATAATAGAAGAAGAAAGAAGATTATCTTCACCAATAAAAAAAGAAGAAAGAAGATTATCTTCACCAATAAAAAAAGAAGAAAGAAGATTATCTTCACCAATAAAAAAAGAAGGTAAATTATCATCATCACCAATAAAAAAAGAGAAAAAATTTAATAGTATATAAAAAATTAGTAATCATATTCTTTAATTTTTTTAATTATTATATTCATTTTATAGTAATTAATTTCTTGAATATAATCATCATATTCCTTACTTTCAAGAAAATCACTATATAATTTTGTTTCTTGAATATAATCATAATATTCCTTACTTTTAAGGAATGTTTCATATTCATCGTTCGAATGCGGATAAGACATTTAAAATTATTATTAATAAATCAAAATCAATTTTTTATTATTGTCTTTATATTTATAACAAATTAAAAAATGATTATATTTTATTTATAATATATTAATTATGTTTCTACCAATTAAATTATTAAATTTTATAAATATTGATTATTTAAATTGGTCTTTATTATGTTCTAATCCAAATGCTATTGATTTATTAAAAGATAATTTAGAAAATATTAATTGGTCATTATTATGTTCTAATCCAAATGCCATCGAATTATTAAGAGATAATTTAGAAAATATTAATTGGTTCATATTATCAACAAATCCTAATGCTATCGAATTATTAAAAGAATATCCGGAAAAAATTAATTGGGATTATTTATCTAAAAATCCAAATGCTATTGATTTATTAAAAGATAATTTAGATAAAATTAATTGGGATAATTTATCAGGTAATCCTAATGCTATCAAATTATTAAAAGAATATCCTGAAAAAATTAATTGGTATTATTTATCTAGTAATATAAATGCTATTGATATTCTCAAAAAAAATATTGATAAAATTGATTGGTATATTTTATCAGCAAATATAAATGCGATTGAATTATTAAAAGAAAATCAAGATAAAATTAATTGGATAAATATTTCAAGTAATATAAACGCATTAGAAATAATTAAACAAAATTTAGATAAAATTAAATGGTTTCATTTATCAAGAAATCCATCAGCAATCGAATTATTAAAAGAATATCCACATAAAATTAATTGGTCAATGTTATCAGCAAATCCAAATGCCATTGATTTATTAAAAGAAAATCCACATAAAATTAATTGGAATATGATTTCACTAAATCCATCAATATTTAAATATGATTATGAAAAAATGCGAATTAATAATTTAAAATTAAATGAAGAAATTATAATGGAAGTATTACATCCTAAAAGAATATTTAAATTAATTAAAAAATATGGAGAAGATGAAATTTATAATATCTATTTTGAATAATTTTTTTATTATTATAATTATTGATGATACCTATGAAATTATTAGATTGGATCGATATTAATAAACTTAATTTTAATTCTTTATCCGAAAATTATAATGCTATTGATTTATTAAAAAAATATCCACATAAAATTAATTGGAATTTCCTTTCTTTAAATCCAAATGGAATAGAAATATTAAAAGAAAATTTAAATAAAATTGATTATTTTTATTTATCAGCAAATCCTAATGGTATCGAAATATTAAAAAAATATCCAAATAATATTATATGGGAAGTTTTTTCTGCTAATCCAAATGGTATCGAATTATTAAAAAAAAATTTTAATAAAATTGATTGGATTTTTTTATCAAAAAATATAAATGCTATTGATATATTAAAAGATAATATTGATAAAATTAATTGGAATAGATTATCTATTAATCCAAATGCCATAGAAATTATTAGAAAAAATATTGATAAAATTAATTGGATTTTTTTGTCGAAAAATCCTAATGCTATTAATTTATTGAAAAAAAATTTTAATAAAATTAATTGGGATATCTTATCTTTAAATCCAAATGCTATTCATTTATTAAAAAAATATCCGGAAAAAATTAATTGGTTTAATATATCTTCTAACCCAAATGCTATTGAATTAATTAAAAAAAATTTAGATAAAATAAGTTGGAGTTTATTATCTGCTAATCCTAATGCTATTGATATCTTAAAAAATAATCAAGAAAATATAATTTGGTATTATTTATCTTCAAATCCTTCGATTTTCACATATGATTATCAAAAAATGAAAAATTATAATATTGATTTAAAGGAAGAAATAATAGCAAAAGCATTACATCCAAACAGAATTTTTAATTTAATAAAAAAATATGGAGAAGAAGAAATTTATAATATTTATTTTGATGAATAATTTTTGGGATATGATAAATATGGTTCCATTGAAATTTCTGGAATTTTATCACAATTATCATAATCTATAATTGAATGATTTTCAATAATAATCATTTGAAGATTATTAATCAAATTTCCTTTCATTTGTTATTATTTACATTATCTATATTCTCTCATTTTTTTTAAATTTTATATATATATTCAATACATTTTTATAATTAATATAAATAGAATATATGTCTAAAAAAAATAATGAATTAATTAATAATTTTAGAATAAGTGAAAAAGAACTTCAAAATAATTATGAATTATATAAAGGCGGTGGTTTATTATTTAAATCTAAAAAAAAATCGGATCCAAATACAACAATATATACAATAAAAACAAGTGATGATTTATTACAATTTTTAGGAGAAAATAATAAAATAAATAGTATAAAAAAACTAAGTAATAAAACATCACTTGAAAAAAAAACAATAGAAGATCATAAAACAAATTTTAAAAATTTAATTGATAGAATTAGATTACAAAAAATTGTAGGATATAAAATAAATGATAATTTATATGAATATAAAGATCATTATAATAATATTTGGAGATTTTCAAGTGTTGGTTTAGCAATGGCAGTTGTTTTTTCAGGTGTATTAACATCTGGGGCAACTATTGCTGCCATTTCAACTCTTGGACTTGTAATATCATGGTTTTATTCTAAATATGCTTTATATGATGAAATGCAAAAAGTATTAATAATATTATTATATAATACCTTACATATGAAAAGAAATGTAATTAAAATAAAATCAATAATTGAATCTAGAAATCCTAAAAACCCCAGTGAAACAGATGAAGAATATATTAAAAGAATTGATGATTATATATTAAAAGAAATTTCACCTTTTTTTACATCATTTAAGAAACAAGTTGAATCATTTCTTCATTGTTTATTTAATTTTGCCGGACCCGTCGCAGCACAAGAATTTATATTATTTATACATTTTGAACAATTAACAACTGATAAAAAAACCCTACATGATATTAATATAACAGATATATTAGATAAACCAAAACATAAATCTTTATTTAAAACAAAAATTAAAAAATTTTTTAAAAATATGAAAGATATGTTTGTTGTTGAAGAAAAATATAGAATTATGATTCGTGAAGGTAATATTTGTTTAAGTATATTTACTTTATTAATTAGTGATATATTAATATATGCTATTAATTCAAATGCTATTGGTACTAATCAAATAACATTAGATATCATTGATAAAGAAGAAAAAAGTATATCAAATAAATTTCCTGATAGTGATGGTAAAGATGAATCAGAATCTAAATTATCTTCTGTATATGAAGAACCACATATAAAAAAACTTGATAAAATGAAACCTTTACCTCTATAAACATAATATAAAAATAATTGATTATATATTTATAATGTTGCCAATGAAATTATTAGATTGGATTGATATTAATAAATTAAATTGGGATAAATTGTCAGAAAATCCTAATGCTATTGATTTATTAAAAAAAAATAAAAATAATATTAATTGGTATTATCTTTCTTTAAATCCAAATGCTATTGAAATATTAAGAGAAAATAAAAATATTTATTTATCAAATAATAAAGATGATTTAGAATTTAAAAATAATAATAAAAATATTTGGCGATTTTTATCAGAAAATCCTAATGCCATCGATTTATTAAAAGAAAATCAACATAAAATTGATTGGTATCATTTCTCTTCTAATCCTTCTATATTCACTTATGATTATCATAAAATGTATAATAATAATATGGATTTAAAGGAAGAATTAATAGCAAAGGTATTGCATCCTAAAAGAATATTTAAATTAATTGAGAAATATGGAGAAGATGAAATTTATAATATTTATTTTGATGATTAAAAAAATGATTTTAATATTTTTTTAATTATTTATAAATGTTGCCAATGAAATTATTAGATTGGATTGATATTAATAATTTAAATTGGAATAAATTGTCAGAAAATCCAAATGCTATTGATTTATTAAAAGAAAATTTAGATAAAATTAATTGGTCTATATTTTCACTAAATCCTAATGGAATTGATATATTAAAAAATAATATCGATAAAATATGTTATTTTTATTTCTCATTAAATCCTAATGGAATTGATATATTGAGACAAAATATTAATAAAATATATTGGTGTCAATTATCAAAAAATCCATATGCCATTGATTTATTAAGAGAAAATCTTGATAAAATTAATTGGAATAATTTATCAGCAAATCCTAATGCCGTTGAATTATTAAAAGAATATCCACATAAAATTAATTGGTTTTATTTATCTGATAATATTAATGCCATTGATTTATTAAAAGATAATCAAGAAAAAATTAATTGGTATAATTTATCAAGTAATTCTAATGCTATCAATATCCTTAAAAATAATCAAAAAAATATAATATTCACTCAATTATCTTCAAATATAAATGCTATTGATATTATTAATAAAAATATTGATAAAATTAATTGGACTTTATTATCATCTAATATAAATGCTATCAATATTCTTAAAAAAAATATTGATAAAATTAATTGGTTCCTTTTATCAGCAAATCCTAATGCCATCGATTTATTAAAAGAATATCGACATAAAATTGTTTGGTATATTTTCTCTTCTAATCCATCTATATTCACTTATGATTATGAAAAAATGCGAAATAATAATTTGGATTTAAAGGAGGAAATAATAGCAAAGGCATTACATCCTAAAAGAATATTTAGATTAATTGAGGAATATGGAGAAGAAGAAATTTATAATATTTATTTTGATGATTAAAAAATGATTTTTAATATTTTTTAATTATTTATAAATGTTGCCAATGAAATTATTAGATTGGATTGATATTAATAAATTAAATTTAAATAGATTGTCAGAAAATCCAAATGCTATATGTTATATTAAAGAAAATCCACATTTAATTAATTGGTCTTTATTATCATTAAATGAAAATGCTATTGAAATTTTAAAAGAAAATCCAAATAAAATTAATTATATTTATCTATCATATAATAAAAATGCCATTGAATTATTAAAAAAAAATCCAAATAAAATTGATTGGAATATATTAACTACTAATCCAAATGCTTTTGATTTAATTAAAGAAAATTTAGATAGAATTACTTGGAAATATCTTTCTTTAAATCCAAATGCTATTGATTATTTGAAAGAAAATCCAAATATAATTCATTATTTCTATTTATCAGCAAATCCAAATGCTATTGATATTTTAAAAAATAATTTTGATAAAATTATTTGGTGTCAATTGTCATCTAATCATAATGCTATTGATATAATTGAAAAAAATTTAAATATTATTGATTGGTCTAATTTATCTTCTAATATAAATGCTATCAATATTCTTAAAAAAAATAAAGATAAAATTAATTGGTTCCTTTTATCAGCAAATCCAAATGCTATCGAATTATTAAAAGAAAATCAAAATAGAATAGATTGGTCTATGTTTTCAACTAATCCTTCTATATTTACATATGATTATGAAAAAATGCGAAATAATAATTTAGAACTAAAAGAAGAAATTATCGCAAAAGCATTACATCCTAAAAGAATATTTAAATTAATTGAGGAATATGGAGAAGACGAAATTTATAATATTTATTTTGATGATTAATTTTTATTTTCAAATGTATATATTAATAACATTTTTGAATAAATTTATAACAAATCTATAATAAATAAAATGACAATATAAATAGTAAAAATATACTAAGGAAATAAAAAAGAAATTAATAATAAAAATTCTTTTATTATTTTTTGAAATTATAAATACCAATCTAATTTATGATAAAATGAATTTATCTAATATTTATAACAAAATATAAATGATGTTAATAAAAATAGATAAAAATATAATTAAAATTTTAAAATAATTTGTTTTATTTTTTTAAATCAATATTTGTAATAATTTTAGATTTTACAAATAGATTTTTTAATTTATAATCTATAATAAATTTTTGAATAAATGATGGTAAATATTTATATACTGATATCATTGTTGATAATGAATTATTATTATTATTAAAATTTTCAATAAAATATTTATCTGCTTCAATAAAATTATTAAATTTATAACAATTAAAATTATTATAATTAATATTATTTTTATTTTTAACACATAAATAAACTGAATTTGTCATAATTAATATTTATTTTTTAATTTTTATATGTAATAAATTTAAAAAATGATTTTATGATATTTTAATATTATCGTTATATGTCTTATTATTTCATTTCTAAAATATCTTGGGATTGTTTATGTGAAATGAATGAAGAATTAAAAGATGATAAAATTATTAAAACTAATTATAATAATTATTTATCAAATTATAAAAAAGCTAATAATGAAAATAAATCAAAATTTTTCAATTATTAGTTTTTTATTATTTAATAAAAATAAACAAAAAATGATTAATCTTATTATATAATTTTTTATAAATGATAAAACCTACATTAAAATTAAAGAAATGGGTTGATTTAAATAAAATTAATTGGATAGAATTATCAGCAAATCCAAATGCTATTGAATTTCTTAAAAAACATCCTAAAAAAATAGATTGGTCTTATTTGTCTTTAAATCCAAATGCCATTGAATTTCTTAAAGAAAATCCTGAAAAAATAGATTGGTCTTATTTGTCTTTAAATCCAAATGCTATTGAATTATTAAAAGAAAATTTTGAAAAGATTGATTGGACGGAATTGTCTTTAAATCCAAATGCGATTGAATTATTAAAAGAAAATCCTGAAAAGATTAATTGGATGTATTTATCTCAAAATGAAAATGCGATTGAATTATTAACAAATAATTTAGAAAAAATAGATTGGTCTTATTTGTCTTTAAATCCAAATGCGATTGACTTATTAAGAAATAATGAAAATAAAATAGATATTAATGTAATACGCAATAATCCGAATTATTATAAAATTTTTCCTGAAAGACGAGAATATGATGAAAATATAATAAGAATATTATATGAAAATCTTCAAGATATTCGTAATATTTTGAATAATAATATTAATCGAGTATATTTCAAAAGTGATGATTGTGATGATATGGAATTAATGGAAAAAAATCAAAATATAATAGATTGGGATTTATTAGCAAAAAATCCATATATATTTTCATATGATTATGAAGAAATTAAGGATAATTTTAAGGAATTAGGAGAAGAAATAATTGAAAAAGCATTACATCCTAAAAGAATGTTGCGATTAATGAGAGAATATGGAGAAGATATAATTTATGAATGCTATTTTGATTAAATTAAAAAACCTTGAATTTCACTTATTTCA